CAAGACGATGAGAATTTCGTCATTGAAATCGCTGCGGCTGGATTCACGAAAGATGAATTCAACATTCATGTAGTGCCAGAAGGCAACAAGCTTGTTGTTCAAGGCGTACAAGATCGTGGTGAAGATAAGAATGAATATTACCATAAAGGAATCGCAGCTAGAAACTTCACACGCACTTTTGCTTTGTCAGAAGATGTAGAAGTCCTAGACGCAGATTTTGAAAATGGTATGTTATGTATCTCTCTAATCAGAATCATTCCTGAAGAGAAGAAACCTAAAGAAATCAAAGTGAAATAAAATAGGATATTATTATGGCCGAAGTACAAATTCTAAAGCTCTCCTCAGGAGAAGATATCATTGGCGCAGTCACTGAGGTAAACCTCGAAGGCGGCAAGATGATTCAAATTGAAAAGCCCTGTTATATTATGATGCGACCCAAGCCTGAGAATGAGTATGAATTTGTACTCGGCCTTACTCCTTACGCACCGTATGCAAAAAATAACGTAGTGCCAATCATGCCAATGCATGTTATCTCGGTCTTTGCACCAAACACTGATTTACTCAACGAATACAATCGCCGTTACGGTAGTGGCATTGTTGTCCCTGATGATAAAGTAGCAGCACCAGCACCTAAACAAATCATCACGGGATAAATTATGGACGCTGAAACACTAAAAGTTGTTGTTGAAGACTTGGACCGTATATTGTCACTAACAGGTGTAACTTTTCTTCGTGGCAAGTATTTAGAAAAGATAGAAGACCTTGAGAAGGAGGCACAATGTACGAATACAGAGCAACAATCCGCAGAGTAGTGGACGGTGACACCGTTGACGTAGACATCGACCTAGGCTTCGGCATTTGGTTGAAAGACGAGCGAGTCCGAATCATGGGTATCGACACACCAGAATCACGTACTCGTGACAAGGTAGAAAAGAAGTTTGGCAAAGCTGCCGGTGCTAGACTGAAAAGTCTTCTAGGTAAAACTGCTGTACTCAAAACTCGTGTGGCAAAAGACGGCGAAGACATGAAGGGCAAGTTCGGACGTATTCTAGGAGACTTTGAGGTCTATTATGCTGCCGAAGACCGATACTGCCTAGCCGGAGAGATACTAGTCAAAGAAGGCTACGCTGTGCTGTACGAAGGTCAGTCTAAGGACGATGTACAAGCAGCACACATGGTGAACCGCCAACGACTTATCGCTGAGGGTGTCGTATCACTCTGATTTCTCTCTACATGCGTATAGAGTTTTTGAACGATTGTTATATATTATCTACTTGACATTGTGTTGATTTTATTATATTATGGTTATAGATTTATTATTGTAAGGTGTATATGTGATGACAAACAAAGTTGATGTAAAAGAATCAGCCGATTATGACAACTTTCTAGAAAAAGATGTTCGTCTAAATGATGAATATACTATGTCACTAGAAAAATTCTTTGGTGATGAAATACCAGTTCCTCTTCCTCCAAGAGTATTATCGAGAGAAGAGAGGGCAGGTGTATACAAAGTTCTGTATGTTCATTTTCGTAATGTTGATGACATGGCAGATTTCTGCAAAGACATTGGACAGATGATTGACTATAATACCAATGTTGTCAATTATCCGAAAGTTGTGGCAGAAAACTCTTTATTTGATGATGAAGAAGACATTGTTAAAATCGACAAATCACTTCTTATTCCCCGTAAAAAGAAAACTGCAACTGAGAGCAAGCTTGATATTGAGGTTGACGAAGTTGTAGATGATGTGAATTCAAAGTGGCGAGACCACTGGATTGACATGCCAGAATATGAACAGAAAGAAGCAGCATCCTTTAGAACTATTCACATGCACTTTGAGAATAAAGAGTTTTATGAAGAGTTCGCAAAGAAGATAGGACAAGATATCACAGAAAAAACTAACTCTATCTGGTATCCAAAACTTTATGTGACAAAGAATATGTTGTTACGTTGGGTAGACGAAGAAGAAGCTAAGCCACTTCGACACCCGATGTACATTGTATCTAAAGGTCGTTCAGATACAATGATTACTTCTAGATCATTGTCACGCATGAAGATTCCACACTACATTATTATTGAACCTCAAGATGAAAAAGACTACGATGCCGCACTTGATACTTTCGGCATTCGTGACTATGTAACACTTCTTGTTGCTCCATTCTCAAATCATGGCGACGGCCCTGGTCGTGCTAGAAACTGGGCATGGGATCATTCAATTAGTATTGGTGCAACTTGGCATTGGGTACTTGATGATAATCTAGCAGACTTTTATCGCTTACATCAGAATGAAAGAATCAGATTCGAAAGCTCCACTGGTTTTCGTGTGATGGAAGATTTCTGTGACAGATACGAGAATGTGTACATTGCAGGTCCACAATACAGATTCTTTATTGCACCTAATCAAGCATATCCTCCTTTTGTCGCTAATACACGAATTTATTCTTGTTTGTTAATTCGAAACGACTGCAAACACAAATGGCGTGGCAGATATAATGAAGATACTGATATTTGTTTGCGTGTAATGAAAGATGGCGATGTCTGTCTACAATTCAACTCATTCATGCAAGGCAAAATGGCAACACAAACAGTTGCCGGTGGTAATACAGCAGAATTTTACCACGCTGAGAATACTGAAGCTATCAATGAAGAAGGATATAACACTGACGGAACTATCAACAAGTCTCAGATGCTTGCTGACATGCACCCAGATGTAGCTAGAGTTGTTTGGAGATATGGCCGCTGGCATCATCATGTGAACTATAATCCATTCAAGAAAAACAAGCTGGTATTGAAAGACGGACTAAACTTGCCTAAATCCACAAATACTTATGGAATGATCCTAGATAGAAACTTTAATGGGCAATAAAAGACTTGACATGTAGCTTCCTTTCTTTTATAATAGTTTAAATGATTGGGAGTTACTATGTTCTACACTTACGCTAAACACTACGGCAACAAAATCCTCTACAGAGGTATCAGCGAGAAAGGCAATCGCCAAATTGGCAATGACACCTTTCAGCCTACTTTGTTTGTCAAATCTGATAAACCTAGTAAGTACAAATCCATGTTCGGAGAAACCGTTTCTCCCATCCAATTCGATACAAATAAAGAAGCTGCCGAATTTATAAAAACCTATTCTGATGTTTCTAACTTTCCTATCTACGGACAATCAGATTGGTGTTATCAATACCTCACTCAAAAATTCCCAGAAGAAGTTCAGTGGGATCAAAGTAAAATCAAAGTTGTTTCTATAGATATCGAGACTACTGTTGACAACGGATTTCCTGACGTATTTAATCCTTTAGAGCAAGTCACTCTGATTACGATACAAGATGCTTACACCAAAAAGATTATCACATGGGGCTGCGGTGAATATACTCCTACTGAACATACTGCACACCTGAATGTTGATTATAGATGGTGTGAAGATGAGAAGGATCTGTTCACTAAATTTATTAATTGGTGGGCGCAAGATCCACCAGATGTTGTGACTGGCTGGAATCTGGCACTGTTCGATATTCCATATCTTGTCGCCCGTACAGACAGATTGTTTGGCGAAGACATGAAGAAAGGTTTTAGTCCTTTCAACTTAGTCCACGCAAAGACTGTAACAATGGGCAGTCGTGATTTTCTCAAGTACGATATTTGGGGTGTAGCACAGTTAGATTATCTTGACCTATATAAAAAGTTCACCTATGTTACTCGTGAGTCTTACAAGTTGGACTTTATCACAGAAGTAGAACTTGGACATAAAAAGCTAGAGAATCCTCATGATTCTTTCAAAGACTTTTATGAGAAAGACTGGAATCTTTTCGTAGAATATAACATCATCGATACTGTGTTGGTAGATCAACTAGAAGACAAACTCAAGCTGATTGAACTTTGTCTAACAATGGCATACGATGGTAAGATGAACTATTCTGATGTTGCATCTCCTGTAAAAACGTGGGACTGTTTGCTATACAATCATCTATGGGAACAGAATGTTGTTTTTGGTCAGAAAAGTCCAAAACAAGGTAGACAAATCGCAGGTGCATATGTACAAGAACCTGTTCCTGGCCAGTATGAGTGGGTAGAAAGCTTTGATGCTACTTCGCTTTATCCTTCTATCATTATGCAATACAATATGTCACCAGAAACTCTTGTGCCAGGCGAAGTGTACGATGTCACAGTTGACGGAATGTTAGAGAGAAAATATGAATTTGATGGTAAGTATGCAGTCGCTGCAAACGGACAATGCTTCTCAAGAAACAAGCTAGGATATATGCCAGAAATTGTACAAAAGTTCTTCGATGACCGTCAGAAATACAAGAAGCTGATGAAGAAATCAGAACAACTTCTTGAAGACACAAAAGATCCCAAGCACAAAAATGATATCGCAAAGTACAACAACTTTCAGATGGCAAGAAAGATTCAGCTTAACTCTCTTTATGGTGCGATGGCTAACGAGTACTTTAGATTCTACGATGACAGAATCGCAGAAGGCATCACGCTTTCTGGTCAGTATATTATTCGTGCTACTGCATCTGCTCTCGATACATTCGTGAATAAAATAGTAGGTACAACTGGCGAGACGTACAGTTTCTATTCTGACACAGATTCATGCTACATTACTCTGAAAGCAGTTGTTGACAAATATTTTGCAGACAAAGATGTTGCTAAGATAGTTGATGTTCTAGATCAGATTGGCACAGATCAAATTGAGCCATGTATATCAATAGCGATGGATGCATTGTCAGAGTATTCTCACGCATACGAGAAGAAGATATTCTTTAAGCGAGAAGCTATTGCAGATAAAGCTATCTGGATCGCAAAGAAACGATATGCAATGAATGTATATGACAACGAAGGCACTCGCTATCAAGAACCTAAACTCAAAGTCATGGGTCTTGAGATTGTTCGTTCGTCTACTCCTGCTCCTGTTCGTGAGTCTCTGAAAGAAGCAGTAAGATTGACACTTACAACAGACGAGAAGACTTTGCAGAATTTTATTCAAGATACCAGAGAGAAATTTAAGAATATGTCTGCCGAAGCGATTGCTTTTCCTAGAGGCTGTAACAACATGGGAAAATACTCTAGCAAAAAAGATATCTATTCGAAGGGTTGTCCTATACATGTTCGTGGCAGCTTGCTATATAATTATTATCTCGAAAAGAATAATCTCACTCACCGATACGAACAAATTCAAGAAGGTGACAAAATTAAGTTCTTGTATCTCAAAGAACCTAATACACTACGAGAAAATTGCATATCATTTAATGGCAAACTGCCAGAAGAATTCAATGTACATAGATATGTCGATTACGATTTGATGTTTCAAAAAGCTTTCTTAGACCCAATGGATACGATTGTAAAATCACTGAAATGGGACACCGAAGAGAAAAATACACTTGAGGATTTATTTTCATGAACGTAGCAATTATTGGTTATGGCTTTGTTGGCAAAGCAACAGAGTATCTACTGAAAAAAACAAACTGCACAATTCAAATACATGATCCAAAAAAATATTTACTTTGTGACTTTGATACAGTAGAGTATGCATTTGTCTGTGTTCCTACACCTACTACTGGCGGCGAACTTGATATTAGTATTCTGAAAGAAGTGTACGAGCAATATAAAGATGTTTGTCAGCTCGTCATTCGCAGTACTATTGGACCAGAACAAGTAAAAGAATTTCCTCAAGCACACATCATGCCAGAGTTTCTGCGTGAGCGTTGTTGGAAAGACGATGTAGATGATCCTGAGCTGCCATTGATTCTGGGTATAACGGACTACGATGCAGAGTTAGTAGAAATCTTTGAAGTGGTAGAGAAAACACTACATATTTACGAGCCTATAGAAGCGAGTATGTTTAAATTGATGCGTAATACTGCACTGGCTATGAGAGTAGCAGTTGCTAACGAGTTTTATGAAATTTGCCAGCGCAACGGTGTAGACTATTCTCTAATCAGCGAAAGGCTTTCTCATGATGCATGGACAGGAGGTACTCATTGGGATGTTCCTGGTCCGGACGGCAAAACTGGCTTTGGTGGCAGTTGCTTTCCAAAAGACTTGACACACATGAAAACATTGTGTTATAATGATCTTAATATTTTTGACACAGCTTTAAAAATTAACGATGAACGGAGAAATAAATGAGCTTACTTGAAAAACTAAAAAAGAATAGCACTATCAAAGACACTGCTATTCTAACCGAATCTAAATTCTTTACAACAAAAGATTTAGTACAAACCTCTGTTCCTGCGCTAAACGTAGCATTGTCAGGTAAACTAGACGGCGGCCTTGCTCCTGGTCTTACAATCTTTGCAGGTCCTTCTAAGCACTTCAAGACTGCTTTCTCGCTGTTGATGGCAAAGTCGTATCTTGACAAGTATCCTGAATCAGTTATTCTGTTTTATGATTCAGAGTTTGGTACTCCTCAAGCGTACTTCGATACTTTTGATATTGATACTACTCGTGTACTTCACACACCTATCACTGACATCGAACAGTTGAAGCATGATATCATGTCACAAGTAAATTCATTCGAACGCAATGACCGTGTTATGATTGTGATTGACTCTGTTGGCAACTTGGCATCTAAGAAAGAAGTGGACGATGCGCTTGAAGGTAAGTCTGTTGCTGATATGACCCGTGCAAAGCAATTGAAGTCACTGTTCAGAATGGTAACACCTCACTTGACTATCAAAGATATTCCGATGGTTGTTGTGAATCACACCTATCAGACGCAAGAAATGTTCAGCAAGGCAGTCGTATCAGGTGGCACAGGAATCTACTACTCAGCGTCTAATATCTTTATCATTGGACGGCAGCAAGAGAAGACTGGCACAGACATTACAGGCTACAACTTCATTATCAATGTTGAAAAGTCTCGCTTCGTGCGTGAGAAGTCTAAGATTCCTCTTGAAGTATCATTCGATGGTGGTATCAGCAAGTGGTCAGGGCTGCTAGACATGGCAATGGAATCTGGACATGTTGTCAAGCCATCTAATGGTTGGTATCAGAGAGTCGATACTACTACAGGCGAAGCGATTGATCCTAAGTATAGAAAAGCAGATACATACAAGAAAGACTTCTGGTTGCCTATTCTCTCCGATCAAACTTTCATCGATTGGATTTCAACACGATATACAATCTCAAGTTCAGATGGTATAATGCGTGAAGAAATCACCGAAGAGGATATTGCAGATGTTTACGAAGCAATCGAAGACTAAAGGTGCTTGTGACCGATGTCAAATTACAATATACGAATCTGACACCGCTGTATGCTTTCACACAGATGAGGAAGAACTTTATCTGTGTGAGACATGTGTCGAAGCTATTCGTGAAGAATTCGTGAAAGAAACTATCAAGGAAAATATTTAGTGCAACAAAATATTGAAAGAATTATTCTAGCTGGTCTATGTTACAATGAAGATTATCTCCGAAAGGTTATACCTTTTCTAAAGCCAGAATATTTTTCGAATGCATCAGAACGAGTAATATTTAATAAGATTAATCAATATGTAAATGAATACAATGCACCTCCGTCAAAGCAAGCTATTATAATTTCTACTACTGATGATAAATCGGTATCAGAAACTCAGTATAGTGAGATTCAAGAGATCGTAAACGATATTGAGCAAGGTGATAGCAAGCAACAGTGGTTACTAGATGAGACTGAAAAGTTTTGTAAAGATAAAGCACTATTCAATGCAATTATGGAAGGTATTCAAATCATTGACGGTAGAAATAAAGACATGGGCAAAGATGCATTGCCCAGTATTCTATCAGAAGCACTCGCCGTGGGTTTTGATAACACTGTCGGCCATGATTATATTGACAATGCTTCAGATAGATACGAGTTCTATCACAGACTAGAAGAGAAGTTGCCGTTTGATTTGGATATGTTCAACAAAATTACCGAAGGTGGTTTGTCAAATAAGACGTTGAATGTTGCGCTTGCTGGTACGGGTGTTGGTAAATCTCTGTTCATGTGTCATATGGCAGCAGGTCATATCTCACAGGGCAGAAATGTTCTGTACATCACACTAGAAATGTCAGAAGAGCGAATCGCTGAACGAATCGATGCTAATTTAATGAATCTGCCCATTGGACAGTTGAAAGACTTGTCTAAACAGATGTTTGATGACAGAATTGCCAAGATTAATTCTAAGATTCAAGGTCGTCTTATCATTAAAGAATATCCTACAGCATCTGCCCATGCAGGACACTTTAAGTCTTTGTTAAACGAGTTGACTTTGAAGAAAGACTTCTCTCCTGATATCATTTTTATTGATTATCTAAATATTTGTGCAAGTAGTAGATTCAAAGCTGGCTCATCTGCAAATTCTTACACAATTATTAAAAGCATTGCAGAAGAGCTACGAGGTTTGGCAGGTGAATTCAACTTACCCATATTCACAGCTACACAGACTACCCGGGGTGGTTACGGCAACAGTGATGTTGAGTTGACAGATACTTCAGAATCGTTTGGTCTTCCTGCTACAGCAGACATTATGGTAGCGTTGATAAATACTGAAGAGTTAGAAGAGCAAGGCGTAATTATGGTAAAGCAGTTGAAGAATCGCTATGCTGATCCTACAACTAATAAACGATTCATGATTGGCGTAGATAGAGCTAGAATGAAACTCTTTGACTTGGAAGACCCACAAGCAGGACTTACAGATTCTGGTGCGTCAAAGTATGATGAGACTCCAGTATTCGACAGGAAGAACCTGAGTGTTGAAAAAGATTATGGTAGCATAAAATTTTAATTCTATAAATAGTGAGAAAGGGAGTACTCACTATGACAGAAGAAACTAAGAAAGAATTTCATCCCGCAGACACTAACGGTGATGGTAAAGTAAGCGAAAAAGAACAGGCGATGTACATGGAGTTCAGGCGCAAAGAGCTTGAAGACCAAGATGCAATGCGAGATGCTCAACGAAAGATGGCTTGGTTTGCACTTGGAGGTATGTTGTTGTATCCTTTTGCAGTTGTAGTCGCATCACTCGTAGGGTTAGACCAAGCACAATCTACACTTGGTGATATGGCACCTACTTATTTTGTTGCTGTTGCTGGTATTGTCGCAGCATTCTTTGGAGCGCAAGCTTTTACTAAAAAATAATGAGATTAGAGTTATATTATGGATAAAAATTTATATCCGAGAGAAGAACAACACAACAGATATCCTATGTTCAAGGATATGTTTGGTGAAGTAGAAGATTCGACAGTACTAGACTACGGTGGTAATACTGCAAATCTTCTACACTTCTCAGAAGGCGCTATAAAAGAAGAAAACTATACCTGCATTGATATGGAAAAAGAAGCACTGTCTATTGGTAAGAAAGATTTTCCAAAAGCAGAATTTCTAAAGTACAACAAATATAATTGGGCAGACAATCACAACGGCAACTACCACGCCGACTATCCTACCTTAAGAAATGAAAGCGTTGACTACATTTTTTCGTACAGCGTTTTCAGTCACTCCGATTTTCTAGACTTGCTACTGACAATACAGTGGATGAAAACTTTAAGTCCAAGGAAGATCGCCCTCAGTATTGTATCTACAGAAGACAAAGTCCTCACAAACTGGTTTTGGCAGAGAAGAGTCCAAGAATACGGATCGTGTGTGGACTTCCGGTCTAATATCGCCGAGTGCAAGTCTACTTTTACCTTGTTTGACAATAATTTCATTGTTGAAAACACGTTGGCTCAGGCTGAATATGATTCTACTCATATGCTCACAATATACAACCCTGACTGGTTAGTAGAGCGTTTAGCGACCGAAGGATTCGATGCTGAGATCGTGCGTCCTCGAGGCAGCTACGCTTCTTTTGTCATCATATAGCTAGACTATAGACAAAAATACCAGCTCACAGAGAGCCTCTCAGAGCGTCTGGTGCGATTTGTAAGTCATTGATATTACTGATAATTTAATGCTTGACACTTCATACCAAACCAGCTATAATAGTTATATGAAATCGAGTTGTAAGTCATTGATCTATCTAGGGCAAATAAGTTAAAATAAAGCTTGACATTTACCCAAATAGTCTGTATAATGTACTTATAAACTGAGAAAACAAGCTGTGAGGGCTTATATTATGACAAACATTACCGAGCGAGACGAATTAGCCAGCTACATTTCAGATTCGTACAAGAGTTTGTACGGCATTCGTCCACGTTTTTTTGATTGGAAGGCGATGAGCATTGAAACTCTTCGGTCTGAGGCAGATCGCATGAGCGATGAGATCGAGTACGAGCTGGATCGTGACCGTGTCGAGATGGAAAGAAATCTCGATTCATTCTTACAGTATGCGCCTACGCAGGAAGTTGCCAAGCGTTGGATACAGGAGATGATAGATGATGTATAGTAAATATCCTTGCCAAGTTGAGATGGTCAAGTATCATCTTGATGGTATTAAAGAAGGCATGCATACTGTCGAAAAGATGGGATTCATGTCTTGGAATGACGCATGTACTTGGGCAGGTTCTGTGACTGAGAGCCACAAAGTATCTTATGTCGTACTTGAGATGCAAAACCTAGAAACCAAAGAAATAGAAAAGTTTTAATTAGTGCTTGACATTGTACTTCCTAATGAGTATAATGTTTAGACACTCAAAGAATTTGAGAGTGATCTTGAATAGCGACCGCAAAGTCGTTTAATTTTAATGTTAATAATCAAAGGTGATTATATTATGGCTACAACTACTACAACTAAGGCTGCGAAGGCAGCACCTGTTAAGAACCAGAACGAGAAGATCCTTGCTTTCCTTCGATCTGGCCAAACTTTGACAGCGGCTCAAGCAGCTTCAATGTTCGGTGTAAAGACGGTCTCTGCTCGTGTTGCAGAACTTCGTGCAGCTGGACAGCCTATTTACGCTAATGTAAACAAGTCTGGCAAGACTGCTTATCGTCTAGGTCGTCCTAGTCGTGCAATGATTGCTGCTGCATACGCTGCTGTTGGTTCTTCAGTATTTAGCTAGTGTAAATATCCTGGGCATGATGTGAAACTGCCCACTCTTTTTAGTTAGTTAAGTGTGAGGGTATTATGGCAAATCATGTTGATAATTATATTGAAGTCATTGGCAACGATGCAGCAAAGGTAGAATTCGAACGAATCTTTCAACAGATTGATTCTTGTGAATTTCAGTCTCTCTATGACGCAGAGTTCCTTCCTGTGATTACAGAAACTGGCAAAGTTGGTATAGATACAGTCGGCGCAAAGTGGGCTAATCTAGAAGATTTCGGTGAAGACTATGCTCTTGTTACTTCAGCATGGTCTGCTGTATTACCTTTTCTCGATGAACTTGGATGTCATCTAGAAGATTTTGATCCTAAAGTACAGCTTACTTGTCAGTTTACTGACGAAGGCTACAATTTTGTTGGGTGTGCATTGTTTCACGATTCAGATGTAGAATCAGACGAAGAATATTATGATGATCTGGTTGAATTGCGTTGCCTGTCTCTAGGCGAAGAAAATACAGAAGATTATGATATATGGGAAGATGAAGATTGGTATGATTTCATCGACACACGAATTGAATTAATGAAAAATGATTTGCTTGAGTGTGCTGCATGAATAACATGAAATGGACAGGATTTACTTGCTCCACTTTCGATCTATTACATGCAGGTCATGTTACAATGTTGAAAGAAGCAGCACAATCTTGTGATTATCTTATCTGTGGACTACAAACTGATCCAACTATTGACAGACCGACAAGTAAGAATAAACCTATTCAATCTTTGGTTGAAAGATTTATCCAACTTGATGCTATAAAATATGTTGATGAGATTGTTGTTTATCAAACAGAAAAAGACCTTGAAGACCTTCTTCTTACACTGAATATCAATGTTCGTTTTGTGGGAGAAGAATATCGTAATGTCAGTTTTACAGGTAAAGATATCTGTGAAAAACGAGATATTGAGATATTCTACAACAAAAGAGAACACAGCTTCTCTACCACTGAACTAAGGGAGCGAATCTATGCCTCTAAACAATAGAGTACTAGAACTGTATCTTGAAGATTGGGAGTTTAATATGAACGATGATGATGTAAAACGAAAGATTGCTAAGGTTGTTGTTGCAGGACAACGAGCATTAGACCCTAGCTTCAAATCTTTTTGGAATGATAAGGCACAAAAATTAGCGACTAAATATAATGTGAACTTATCTGAAATTAAGCAATGTCCGGAGTTTTATAATGAAGTTGAAATTAGTCGCATCCACTAAAATCTTTAAAAATATTGGCAACATGGAAGTCCCGATGTGGCGGTGCGTAGATGGTAATGAATATATCATCGAACGCTTTGATGAAGAACCTACATGGCCTGATGTAGGCAAAGCAGTTACATATTTTCAACACATTCTTGAGGGTAAACTAGAGGTAGATGTGAAAGAAATTTATTCCGGGTTTGAGTTGTACGATAACAATTCTCTAACTCACGGTGAAAACTTTCAACTTGAAAACGGCGGGACTATAGACTTTCCTGCTGAAGATGTAACCAAGATTGATGTGACGGAAATGATGGATGGAATCAAAGGACTGTAGATTTACAATAGGTTATACCTATTACGATGAACCTGAACTGCTCCTTGAACAAATATCGCTTTGGAAGAAATATCCTCATCAAGTAGAAATTATTCTAGTAGATGACGGCTCTCAAAAATATCCAGCATATGACATCGTAAAAGACCTTGAACTGCCAAATTTTCATCTTTATGTAGTAGATGAAGATTTGGGGTTCAATAGTCACGGGTGTAGAAACCTCATTTCAAAAGTTGCTTCCTGCGACTTTATATTATTTTCTGATATCGATTGTCAGTTTGCGCCTGAAGTCATCGCATTTCTAAAAACAGTATCCTTCAATACAGATAGAATTTATAAATTTTGTATGTATGTAACTCAATCTTTCAAGTATTTTCCTTGGCCAAGTCATCCAAACGTATTCATAGTTGACAGATATAAATTCTGGGAAGCAGGCGGATATGACGAATCATTTACTGGCTGGCATTATGGTGATCGTGAGTTTATTGACCTTCTGGAAAAAGTGGCTACTGTGTCAAAAATATCAGAACACTTAGGATTTACTGTAGTTCGTGGTGCAAGAAGAACTTATGTAGATACTTCGGTAGATAAAATAACATATGATAATGAAACAATGGTTATAAAAATACCAAGAAGAATGCCTGATAATCTTTCTGGAACAGTAAAAGAAAAAATTAACTTCTCGTATTCACAATTGTTATAAATACAAGTATGATGAAATTTACAAAATTTTTAGCTGAAGAAGCGAACGATGATAAGCTAACTCACCTTGAGCATGTGGAAGATCATGTTGTTCACGGTGGTTCGGAAGGGTTCGCACACGCATTTCATACTCTCAATGGCGTTCACGACCAGCTTCGTGGTGCTAAGAACGACACTAAGATTACTATGAAATACGACGGCAGTCCTTCTGTTGTATTCGGTACTCATCCAGAAACTGGTAAATTCTTTGTCGGTTCTAAGTCGGTATTCAATAAGAATCCAAAGTTGAACTTTACACCAGAAGACATTCAAAAGAATCACGGACACGCTCCTGGTCTAGTCAGAAAGCTAACGACCGCATTAGAACATCTTCCTAAAGTACATGACGGTAAAGGCATCTACCAAGCTGACATTATGCACACCAAAGAAGAGATGAAGCACGAAGGCCATCGTGTCTCTTATAAAACTAATACTCTTACCTATCATCACCCTGCTGATTCAGAACACGCACAAAAGGCAGTGAACTCACACATAGGTGTCGCTGTACACACCGCATACGAGGGTAAGAACTTTGCAGACATGAAAGTGAAGCAAGGTCATGTACCTGAGTTGCAAGAGCATCCAGATGTACACCAGCTACCTATTCACCACGATGTTTCGCAGACCAATTACAATTCTGCAAATCAGGCAGACTACAAGAAGCATCTAGATGCCGCTGTATCAGAATTCAAGAAAGCACCTAAAGAAGCTCATGAAGCAGTATCTAAGCATGTGTTGCCACTCAAAACTTACATGAACGCAACAGTACGAGACGGCTCGCAGCCTACACATGCAGGATTTGCACAACACTATTCTACTGCAATGAAAAAGAAAGTCGCTGGCGTAAAGACTGACGCAGCAAAAGCGAAACACACAAAAACGCATGATGATACTATGAAGCATGTAAACGGCAATAAAGAGCATATCGAAAGTGCCATTAAAATGCAACAGCATCTACAAAAAGCAAAAACTGTATTAACAGATGCCTTGAACTCACATAATACAATAGGACACGAAATAGCAGGTCAACCTGCAAGCCCAGAAGGCTATGTTGTCCATCATAACGGTAAACCATCTAAGTTCGTTCATAGACATGAATTCAGCGCAGCAAACTTTGCAAGGGCAGGTGACTAATGGCTGATAAGCATATGGTATTCAGTTTCGGACGATTTAATCCTCCCACTGCTGGACACAGTAAAGTGGTAGATCATGTGATGAAGACCGCAGAAACACATGGCGCCGATCACAAAGTAATTGTAAGTCATTCACAAGACAAGAACAAGAATCCTCTCCACGGCCAGCACAAGGTCGATTATCTAAAGCATATTCATCCTAATACGAATGTCGAAGCATCGAGTAAAGAACATCCTCACTTCATGGCACACTTGAAGAAGATGCACAAAGACGGATACACTCACGCCACAATGGTTGCAGGCTCTGACAGAGTAGAAGAGTTTCAGAAACTCGCTGATAAATACAATGGTCCCAACGGCGAATATCATTTCAAACATTTGAAAGTGGTATCAGCAGGTCACAGAGATCCAGATTCAGAAGGCACAACTGGTATCAGTGGAACTAAAATGCGTTCACACGCATCGAACAACGATTATAAATCATTCAAGTCCGGCTTACATCCAAATGCTTCAGACGAACACGCTAAGAAGCTATACAATGCTACTCGCAGTGGCATGGGTCTAAACGAAGGCGAGACACGATTATCTTTTGGAGCATTTTTAAATGAACAGAGAAGCAGTATACGAGACACTGAAGATTGATGAAGGGGTAGTATATGCAGTATACGAAGATCACCTCGGATATCCAACCTTCGGAGTCGGTCATCTTGTCCTCGAAAGTGACGAGGAATTCGGAAAGCCAGTTGGAACTCCTGTTGGTGAAGAAAGAGTCAGGGCGTGTTTTGACAGAGACCTTGATATTGCCATTGGAGAGTGCAGCATTCTATACGGAGAAGGGCAATTTGCAGATTTTCCGTCCGAAGTCCAGCAGATCCTGATTAATATGATGTTCAACATGGGACGTCCTCGTCTCAGCGGATTCAAAAAGTTCAATGCCGCAATAGAAGCAGGCGACTGGACAGAAGCGGCAAAAGAAGGTAGAGATTCACGATGGTACAATCAAGTCACCAATCGTGCTGAAAGATTAATGGTAAGGCTTGAGAACTTGGCAAGTTTAGATAGATAATAAAACGGAGAATAATAATGTTATCACCTGAGTTTCATGCACACGCATGTATTTCAAGACTAGCGTACAAAGACCTAGACAAAGATGTTCGCAAAGAATGGAAAGCACTTGGCTTTACGAGTGTCAAATTCTTTAGTATCGAAGGCGCACAGGCTTATGTACTAGGCAACAAAGAGCGAATCACTGTAGCATTCCGTGGCACTGAGCCAAAGGAAAAGAGTGATGTCTTTGCTGACTTAGAGACTACTCACGAACGAGGCTTTCACGAAGGCTTCTATGAAGAGTACGAAAAGCTAGAATTGTCAGTACACGGTGAAGTCGCTAAACTTATGGGACGAAAGAAGCGTCCAGTATTTGTAACTGGTCACAGTCTCGGTGCTGCAATCGCATCTATTTTCTGCTTTCATTATCCAACAGCAGAAGCATTGTACACATTCGGTTGTCCTCGTAATGCGACACCAAGTAAGTGTAAAGAACTCACAGTGCCACACTATCGCACTGTAAACAATAACGATATTGTTCCTAGTATGCCGCCAGCTCTACTCTGGTACAAGCATCACGGCGAGCTATGTTACATTAACTTCTATGGTAATGTTCGTAAGATGACTGCATGGCAGAGATTCAAAGACGGATGGCGTGGTCGAAGAGCAGCTTGGAAGAAGAAAGAAGTTTTTGACGGCGTTAGAGATCACCTCATGAATAATTACTGCAAGCACTTACAGGACAATGACTAATGTGGATACTGTTAGTTAGAGCAGCTATCACTGGTGTATTTGGTTCTGCTTTCGGTAAGTGGTTTCTTTCTACTCGCATGGGTAGATGGTTTCAAACGAAGCTAGATAACTTCATGGAATATCTTGCTGTAAAGTATGATATAAATATAGCAAAGAAAGAAGCTAAGTGGGCATCACAATATCCTGGACTAGCTAACAGAATAGAACAGTTAGAAGCGTGGACACATCCTCCTGTCGCACCTGGTGGAGCAACAGAACTTATAGAAGAGATTGCTAAACTTCAAAAAGAAATAGAATCTTTAAAAGAAAAAAGAAAAAAAACTAGGAGTTAACCAGAATGGCATCAAAAATACAGTTTAAACGAGGCACTACAACACAGAGCAATGCACACACTGGTGCAGAAGCTGAAATTATCATCAATACAACTAAAGACACTATTGTTGTACATGATGGCTCTGAGCAAGGAGGATTTGAAGCTCTGCGTTCAGATTTAAGTAACCTAGACTCAGCTGTTCCAGCAGATAATATAGGATCTGTTGATTGTGGGTTATACGGTAGCGGATTGTTTACTGCAGGTACATTTTCCTCAGCATCACTGTCACAAACAATAGATAATCCTAACGATTATGATACAAGCGCAAGTGACCAGTTTGGTGTTTATTCTGTTGCAACATCAGGCAACTATACTATTGTTGGCGCAAAAAGCGAAGACGATGCTAGTGATCCTAGTACAGGTAAAGCATATATCTTCAATAATTCTACAGGTGCGTTAGTTCATACACTAGATAATCCTAATGCTCACGGCACTGGCAATAGCGATGAGTTTGGCCATTCAGTTGCAATCTCAGGTAACTACGCCGCTGTTGGCGCAAGAGGAGAAAGTTCTGCTGCTTCTAACACTTATGCTTCAGGTAAAGCATATATCTTCAATGTAACTACAGGCGAATTGTTACAGACACTAGCTAATCCTAATCCTTATGGTACAGCTCTAGAGGACCAGTTTGGCTACAAAATGGCAATGTCAGGTGACTATGTTATTATTGGCGCACCACAAGAAGACGCTGCTGGCGGTACAGGTTCAGGTAAAGCATATATCTTCAATGTGTCTACAGGTGCGTTAGTTCATACACTAGATAATCCTAATGCCGCCGCCAACAGCTACTTTGGCTGGGCAGTAGCGATATCAGGCAACACTGCGATTGTAGGTGCTTGGGGTGCTAGTAGTTCTTCAGGTAAAGCATATATCTTCAATGTGTCTACAGGTGCATTGTTACATACACTTGATAATCAGAATGCTTATGGTACAAGTGATGGTGATAGATTTGGATTCGCTGTTGCAATATCAGACAACTATGCGATTGTAGGTGCACACCAGGAAGACGATGCTGGCGGTACAGGTTCAGGTAAAGCGTATATCTACAATAATTCTACAGGTGCGTTAGTTCATACACTAGATAATCCTAATCCTTATGGTACAAGTCAGTATGACAGTTTTGGCTATTCAGTTGCAATATCAGGCATCACTGGGATTGTTAGTGCGTATGCTGAAGGCGATGCTGGGGGTACTCGGTCAGGTAAAGCGTATATCTACAATGTAACTACAGGAGAATTACTAGAGACACTAGATAATCCTAATGCTTATGGTACAAGTCAGGATGACTACTTTGGCCATTCAGTTGCAATTTCAAGCGATTACATTGTGGCTGGCACCTTTGGTGAAGACGATGCTGGTGGTGACCGTTCAGGTAAAGTATATATCTACGAAGTGGAGAGGGAAGCAGGAAATGAAATTACAGCGCCAGGAGCTCCTACTATAGGCACAGCAGCTTCAGTCAACGCATCAACTGTTGCGGTACAATTCACTGCCCCTGCTGAAGATGGTTATGCGACAATTGAAACATACACGGCAACATCTTCTCCTGGCGGTATTACTGGTACACTAAGTCAAGAGGGATCAGGTACAATTACTGTAACTGGCTTGACTGAAAACACTTCATATACATTTACAGTAACAGCGACTAATAGTTACACTACTGGCCCTGCTAGTTCTGCAAGTAACTCTGTTGTTCCTGTACCACCTCCACTAGATTGGGATGATTTTTCATCAATTGCTACTAATACAGAGACAGTATATATTGGTAAGAGTGTAGCAATAGGACCTAATTACTATGCAACCGGCGGCGAATCTGCGAATAACACAATTTATGTTTATAATAACAGCAATGGTGGATCACGTTATACGATAAGCGTACCTGTTAATTCCAGCCTCGCACCCCGAGCTGGTAAGTCGATGGACATGTACGGGGACTATTTAGTTGTTTCCGACTACTGGGGCAAAGATAGCTCTAGCCATGACCGTGGTAGAATGTGGGTATATGACTTATCTCAAAGTACTGCAAGCAATGCTTTCGTTTTTAAGAAGACGAGCCCTGCAACATCATCAGGCAGTTTTGCTTCTAGTGTAACTATTAATAGTACTTTAATAGCGGCAAATGACAGCGGTACTGATAATATTTCCATTTATAATTATAGTGGGGTTTTACAACATACTCTTACCAGATCCTCTATTAGCGCAACCGGATCCGGTTATCCTTATAATATCAAGCTAACAGAAGATTATCTTTTCATAGGCAATAACGGCGGAAGTGTATATCAGGTCAATTTGTCAGATTATTCATTAGAAAGAACCATAACAGGATCCAGCAGCGGATATTTTAGTCGAACTATGAATACATCTTCTGATGGAAGTAGACTTATAGTTTCTGCCCCATATGAAAGCACTCCATTACAGGCATCTGGCGAAATGGGAGGAAAAGTATATGTGTATGATACTTCTGACGGAAGCCTCGTCAGATCCTTTACTCAGCCTAGCTCAAGTGGGTACAAGTTAGGCATGGGCGAAGCTGAAGGAAATACTGGGGGAGTTGCTGTTTCATCTAGTCATGCGTTCATAGCCAATAGGCTCGGAAGCACCAGCGTTCTGTATGCATATCGTTTGTCTGACGGTACTCTAGAACACAGTTTTTATGCGACTAACTCAAAACATATCGATTCAGTCAATGTCTTAGGAACTGATTTAGTTATTGGATCGCCAGGTTCAAAGCAAACTCTTTTATACCGAGCCGACGATTCGTAAAGTTATAGAAGAGCTAGAGACTTTAAAGGAGACCACAAATGTTAAAAAAGTGGCTGTCAAAAAGACTAGAAGAAAGAACAACACTTGATGGCGCTGTGCTGATAGCAGCAGGCGTCATTTTTCTTCTATTTAAACCATTCGCTACACTAGCGGCATATGCTGCTATTCTGTATGGCGTATACACAACGGTAAAAGCAGAATGAAATCATTTAAAGAATTTTTAGAAGAAGCAAGAGGCGAAGACTCTAAAGGTCACTACAGATCAACAGAGTCGGGTGCTGGAATGACACGCAAGGGCGCAAAAGCAGCAGGTGTTAAAACTGCTGTCACTACTCCTCCAAGCAAGCTAAAGAAAGGTAGCAAGGCTGCAGCCAGACGCAAATCATTCTGTGCTAGAATGGGAGGCATGAAAGGGCCGATGAAAGACGAGAAAGGTCGTCCTACTCGTAAAGCAATGTCACTGAGAAGGTGGAACTGCTAATGGCTAAGATTTTTTTTGTGATGTTACTTACCTTAGGTGGTATCGGTTACTGGTACTACAACGACACTCAGGCTACAATCGGAACTCTGAGAAGTAACAATGCAAAATTAGCAGTAGCAGCAGAAACGAGTAAAGAGACTATCAACAAACTCCAAGCTGATGCAGCTCAGTTTGAGAGATCAAATCAAGAGTTGCAGTCTCAGTTGAACGAAGCCGAAGAGTACTCAGACGAACTAGCAGGCAAACTGAAAAGACACAACTTGACAGTACTGACGCTACAAAAGCCAGGACTCATTGAAGGAAGAGTAAACAATGCAACAGCAAAACTATTTGACGAAATGGAAACTCTTACGGGCAAGCCTGTTCCTGCTCCTGCTGAGTAGCTTCACTGCTTGTAGTTTACTCAAGCCTGAAGAAGTAGTTGTAACACAGGTTGAGTATGTAGACAGAGTTATACCTGTACAGCCTAGACCTAAGCCCGTTACGCTATATGACATAGAGTTTTATGCTGTTACAAAAGAGAATATAGACGAATTTATAGAAAGATTTGAAAAGGCAGAAGGTAGCTTAGTTTTCTTTGCTATCAGTGTGCCTGATTACGAAAACATCGCATTAAATATGGGCGAGCTGAGACGCTTTATTGAGTCACAAAGCGCAGTTATTCTATATTACGAAGAGAATGCGAGTCGAAAGCCAAAGGTAGAAGAGCAGACTGATGAAAACATTTAAAGAATACCACTTAGACGAAGACCTGCGAAAATGGTTCGGCAAAGGCAAAGAAGGCGATTGGGTTCGTGTAGGCACTGATGGTAAAATTAAAGGCGAGTGTGCTAGAGAAGAAGGCGAAGGCAAGCCAAAGTGTATGCCAAGAAGTCGTGCTCATGGAATGGACAAAGATGACAGAGCAAAAGCTGCTCGTAGAAAAAGAAGAGAGGATCCTGTGGCAGACAGAAAAGGTAAAGGCGGCAAGCCTGTCATGGTTGCTACTGAAGAGACACTTGAAGAAAAAAAGCGTGGTCTTTGGGACAACATCAGAGCAAAGAAAGCAAGAGGTGGAAAGCCTGCTAAAAAAGGCAGTAAAGCTTATCCAGATGAACTAGAAAAGATTCGTATGGCAGAAGAAGAGCTACACGAGAAAAATGTTCCAACAAAGCCAGCTTTATGGTCTAAGTACAAATCACAAGCAAAAGCAAAGTTTGATGTGTATCCTTCTGCATACGCTAACGGTTGGGCATCTAAGATGTACAAGAAAGCAGGCGGTGGTTGGAAGTCTGTATCTGAGTCTGTATCTTCAAAGATTGCTGAAGCATGTTGGTCTGGTTATAAGCAGAAAGGCATGAAAAAGAAAGGCGAAAGAGTGGTTCCTAACTGTGTGCCTGAAGAAGTTGTAGGCGTTGCTCAAATGAAAGGTCCTACTGGTTCTGTCTTTGCCATGAACAAAGAAGGCAAAGAACATTCTTGGAAGTCAGAAGGACACTACACAAAAGATGGCAAAGAGTGGAAAGGTCCTCAACACGCTCACAACGGACAAGTAATGACAGGCGAAAAGCACACCGCTGATAGTCAAGACCTATATCACTACAAAGAACTGTCACCCGAAGTCAGAAAGAAAGTTTCAAATACTATTGACGAAAAGCTCAACGCTGACAAAGACAGTATTGGAACATATGTAGACGATTTCAAGAAGTCTGACGCACCTCAGTTCAAGGGTGCAGACAAGTCTAAGCGTAGGTCAATGGCCATTGCTGCTTATCTAAAATCTAAGCGTAGAAGCGGCGAACGAGCTATGGGCGAATCGATCAAATATAACTCAGATATGGGTGCTATGGATTGGGGAACTCCTGCTGGCACAGACTACATGAAAGACAACACGCCTGGTCAGAAGAATCCAAAAGAAGCTCCCATCAAGACATTAGAACAATCGACTCTAAAGCGTTTGAATGTACAAGACAAATATGTCAAAGAATCTGGACCTGCACACGAAACTAAAGCAGAGTACAAGAAAGACAACGAAGAAGAAGCTCCTGTACTTGGTGATTACGCACTCACAAAGCAAGACATCGCAGAACTAGAACACGAAGCCGATAACATTACATATGATATGGCACTAGAATATGGTGCTTTTGATGATGAAGACGAGGATGAGCCAGAAGTAAATATCACTGAGGTATTGTCCGTCCAAGGCAGACTCAAGCGAAAGTTTTCTGCAAGAAAGAACAGACAGAAACTCAAAGTAGCTCGTGGTATTGCACTCAGACGAGGATCATCACCTGATCGTCTGAAGAAAAGGGCAACTCGTGGTGCTAGAGGCGCAGTCTATAAGCGTCTACTCAAAGGCAGAGACAAATCAAAACTCCCACCAGCAGAGAAAGGTCGCCTAGAGAAACTCATAGGCATGTATGCACCTTTAGTCTCAAGACTTGCTGTTAGAATGCTCCCTGGAATGCGTAAGATGGAAATCAATCGCATGAAGAATAGAAAAGGCGGCGCACAGAAAGCTAAGAAGTATAAAGCAGCAAAGCCAGTGGCGAAGAAGCAAACAGCTACTAAGTATAAAATCAAAAGAAAGTAGTTTCTTGAAGTTTGTTTTGTTATAAATACTTGTATGGACAACAAAAACAAACAACGATTAGAGCAACTAGTGCGGCAAGGTATTGTACCAAGTCGCAAACTTCCTATTCTCATGACTGCCATGAGCAGTCTTCACCTGGGTAAGCAACTCACGCCTACTGAAAGAGATGTGTTATCGAAGTATATGTTCAACATGACTGACATTATGTTGAAAGATGACACTGCATTCAATCGTGCCAAATTACATACACAAAAAACTAGATATCAAACGGAGGAAACTACCGTGGACTTAGATGAGAAAATGGTTGATGGCGTTGAAATAGTAGACGGCCCAGAAGAACAAGGTAAGAAGACAAAAGCTATGAAGAAAGAAAAAGAGAAGGACATGAAAGAAGCAATGGATCCTGATGAAGAAGAAAGACTGCG